TTAACTTGCTGATTTTAATAATCCTCTACTGCTAGTTTGTGGTCTATGGGGCATCAATGGGGCAAAATCACCCAGCTTCTGATTCAGCATTGCGATCTGCTCTGCGTTATTGTCTGCCATCCATGCGCCGTACACATTGAAAACCATTTGCGCACTAGCGTGCCCCATCTGACTGGCAATAAAACTCGGGTTTGCACCAGCAGATAATGACCAGCACGCATAGGTATGCCGTGACTGGTACGCCTTTCTGTGTCTGATCCCTGCACGCTTTAATGCCGCTTCCCATGAGTCGCCTACAGAATCGACCCGGTAGATAAATCCGACCTGCTTACTGCGTCTGACCATATGCGGGTTAAAGACGAATGTACACTCATGGTTTACCGAACGGCCGTACTCACGTAACTGCACTTCAATGTGATATGGCCTGCCCAGCCTTGTCATTTCAGCCTGATTTTTCAGGATACTGATTGCTGGCTGGATAAGATGCACCACTCGATCTGTGCTTGCCTCTGTTTTTGGTAGAGTGAACTCACCAAGTTTCGTATAATTACGCCTGATGGTAATTGTTCCAGCTTTCAGATCGATATCTTCCCAGGCCAGGGAGACCAGTTCCCCGTGACGCATTCCTGTGTACACTGCTAATGACCACAGGTTTTTCGTCTGCTGATGCCGGCATGCATCTATCAGGCGAATAAATTCATCACGAGACAGAGGATCTGGTTCTGCCCTGGCTTTTTTCAGAGGCTTAATTCCCTCGAATGGGTTCACCTCTAAGTAACCGTGATCCGCAGCAAACTGAAACATTCCGGCCATTGTCGTCATGTAATAGTTCACAGTAACAACGCTTCGCCCTTTTGCCGGGGCTTTGTTTTTCGTCGGATTCTGGTAACCAGTTAGCAAATCTTTCCTGAGATACAGCAATTCCTCTTTGGTTACTGCTGACACCAGGCGATTACCTCTGATCCTCGGCACCATATTCCTTGCGACAGACTCATAGCGATTGAATGCGTTCGCGCAGATTTCCATCCGTTTCAGGTCCAGCCATTTTTCTTCAAGTTCTTTCACTGTAATGTCTTTTTTACTTACACCAAAAGCCTTGAGGTTAGGGGAGTCAGGAAACTGGGTTGCATAATCAAAGGTTCCTGTGCGGATGGCAAAACATACTGATGTCCGCAGTTCCCCGGCTATCTTCCTGTTCTTAGCGGTGTCAGGGACACCGAGACTTTCCCTGACACGCTTACCTTTAAAATTAAACCAGATGCGTAAAGTGCCACCGTGGTTTTCGACGCCTGTTGGATATGTGACTTTATCCATTGGTGTTACCTCCAGACGCCCAAGAGCGATACGAGCTTACCTTTTTCATGGCATCAAATCACCCTGGCTGCTTGCATTTCATTGAAGCGACCCAGGCATCTACAGCCTTTCTGTTATACATGCACTCACTGGACGGTTTTGGATTCCCGTCAGGCGAGACGTGGATATATTCCCTCCCAACCATCCAGCACTCTTTTCTGGCACGGAGGATGGTTCCGGGTTTGAGCCCGGTAACCGCGATCAGAACGCTTTCACAAACCCAATCGTTGGGAGCTAACTGGAAAATATTGCTCATAATTATTTCTCCATTATCCCGGCTGCACCCGGGGAAAACTTTAGCTGTTGCTGGTGGTTGGGATTAGTTTCTGCCAAATCTCTGAAACATATTTCGCCTGGTGGCGGGCATCAGCCAGTGCGTTATGTGCAACCCCATCAAATGGCATATCACGCTTAGGATCGAAACCTACAACTCTGCCCAATGTGACGATGGTTCTGACGTCGTGATCATTCCAAAATTGCCACGGGCAAACCTGGCCGGCACGCTCATATGCGCCGCGCAATATAACGTTGTCGAAAGTAGCTCCATTGCCCCAAACTTTTAAATATTTAGGGTTATCAGAATGCCGATTAATGAAATGGCTCAGTTCAGATAGGGCAGATGATATCGGCATCGCATCATCAACACAGATTGCTGATCGCGCTTCTGAGCTTTGTCTTAACCACCACAGAATAGTGTCACCATCCGGTACCGCTCCCTGCTCCATAGCGCTTTCAAGGTTAACGGCGGTGTAAAACTCCTGACCCAGTTCACCGCTTTGCGGATCGAAGAACACGGCACCAATGGAGACGATAGGGGCATTCGGTTTTTTGCCCATGGATTCGAGGTCGATCATTAAATTGTTCACGTTATATATTCTCCTGCTGAGGTGCTGCTTCGAAATGCTCGACACCTTTAGCCCAAATGGCCTTGATGTTCGTCCAACTGACTGGCACTGTTATCTCAATTCGACCGCTGCCGTCGCATGTTTCGCATTCATCATCACCAAAACACTCTGGGCAGTTTATAAATTTCGTTTCTGAAAACTCACCGGTCAGCACACTCTTTGCGCCGTTCTCAGCGGTTAGTTTCTTCGGAACCAGTACGTAACCATCATGAGTTACAAGAGAGTTGCCAGCCTGAAGCATGGCGGCGCGGCGGTTCCATACCTCACGCAACTTATCTCTCGCATCTATATCTGTGTGATATACGGTATCGGTCGAAATTCCACAAACGCTGCAAGATATCCAGTTGAGATTATCGTCATCATAATCAAACTCAGCGCCTCCTCCGCAGAGCGGGCATGGAAGAAGACCATTTTCATCAAGCTTCGCACCAAACGCCGCCATCACCCCATCAATCACCTTCACAGCATCAGCCATTGCGTAGCCGAGATTACCGCCGTCGCTTTGTGCTGCTGCTTTGCTGAGTATTTCGCGTATCTGGTGCAGGCGATCGAGTGATACAGGACCGTGCGCCGGGTGGTTAGTTGTCATGGTGTGCTCCAGTTATCTTCAATCGCCACGCCAAGTCGGTGTAGCCAGTCGGCCAGCTTCAGCATCGCTTCTCGTTCGCTTAATCTTTCTGGAAAGTCGGTAAGCTCGACCATCGGTTTAAACCGACCAAACGCATCGTTCTCAACAACAAGTTTTTGCTCAAGCGTGGTCTGCTTAACTTTGCTGTGATGCCGTAGCAGGTAAACTGACTTTGATTTTTTGGTTTCTGGGTCGTATTCGTAGGCAGTGAGTATCATCTGGCTACCGCCGCGATTCGTTCCTCGCCACATATCTCACTCCCCCTTCACACCAATGCCAGCGGCGCGGATTGCGTCGGCGCATTCATTTCTCATACCGGATGCGCCAGCAGCAAATCCCTCGTACCACTCAGCGTTAGAGCCGAGAACTGGAAGTTTAGGAAGGCAAACTGTCCGCGCCTCCAGTTCTGCTATGCGCTGTCGTAATGCTTTGATATCGCGATCAGCATTAGCCAGTAACCGATTTTCAAAGTTATGCTCTGCTATGCGCTTCTCTGCGGCTTCCAGCGCCCTAACCAATTCGTCTACCGTTCCGGCAGCCTGTAGAGCGTAATCAGTGATAACCAGCTCGTGATCAATTTCAGTGCCGTTCTCATTCGTTGAGGTGATAGCAAAATAATCAGAATCGATTTCGTTATCGGCTAAGTGGCGTAGCGTATCGGCAACAAGTTGACCGTTTTCGATTAGCAGCGCCTGTTTGTTGAGTGCTGTCATTGGGATGCTCCCTGTCTGGCGCTATTCAATAGCTGGTTAAACATCATGGTTAGGCTGTTACTGCACCCAAACGGCATATCGTTAACACGGTATGTTGGAATGCCTTTGCGAACACCAGACTTCACGATCCGGCCAGTACCATAGAGTTGCGATAATGCACCGGCGACCACAGGCGTCTTTTTATTCATCCCTTTAGCTATTTCACCGCTGGTGGTATTCGGATGAGCCTGGAGATATTCAAATACGGTCATGGCGTTTTACCTTTACGTTCCTGTTCCAGTTGCACCAGGGACTCTTTTAATGCTGCGAACGTAGCGTCCAGTCTGGTGGCGACTTCGCGCATAAGCGGTGCATGCTTTGGTGGCAATTCAGTAACGGAGGCAAAAGCCTCCGCTACGAGCTCTTTTACCTTCATGCGGCGCATTGGCGCAGCTCCACCAGTTCGTTAAAGCGATTCATGAACAGGCCATAGGCTTGACCAGGACGGAGAGGGATAACCTGAACGAGATCAGAGCAGGGAATACCTTCGAGAATTTCCCACTTCGAACCGTAATCGATTTCCAGATCACGGCGCTCGGTGGCTAACATGGTTAGATCGGCATATTTCACGACAGCAGCTTGTTCAAGTGAGATACCGAATTTAAAGCGGATAAGACCATCAATATAAGTTTCCATGCGCTGGTAGTCAGGCAGCAAGGCTTTGAGCGGGGCAGGAATATCTTGGCAATATGCCTCCGCAGCGTCGTGCATCAGCGCTTCAAAGGCGAACTCTGGCGGCACAATTTGGCTTACAAGCACAGAGTGCTGGGCCACGCTGTAGAACTCTGGGAGATGCCCAGCGAATCGACAGATGTTGGAAAGAGCAGTAGCGATATCCTCAACATCGATATCGTCGATAGTGGCGGTCAGGTAGTTAAATTTTTTGCCGGATAATGTCTGAATGTAGCTCATGGTTTTCTCCATATTGGCGCGCTGCACCGCGCAGATTTTGGTTGCACGAATCCCTCGCCGGTTGGCGATAATTAATGGAATTACGCTTCAATAAATCCCCGCGGCGCCGGGGATTTAATGCAGAGCAATTAGGCTTTAAAGTTACCGATGAAAGTTTCCACTGATTCACCTTCGAACTTGCTGATCAGCAAATCGCGGAATTCGTTGGCAATCTCTTCTTCCTGGGCTTCAAGTTGGACGATGCGCAGAACAAAGCAGGGTTCATCGCTGGTCAGCAGGCTGTTACGCAAGCTAAAGCGGCGTTCGTCCAGACCTTCATACGGCACACATTTGAACTCGAATGCCACAGGCATTACGTCTTTGCTGCTTGCTTCAACGCTTTGCATCAGCGATTTTTTACCGGCGAAATCACCAGTTTCATGGTCCTGCTGGGTTGCCTGTTGAATAGTGATACGACGCACAGCCTGAGCTGCCTGGGAAATCTGCATCGTATTGCCATCAGCATCAAACGCCAGCAGATAATCGCTCCAGTCTTCCAGCCATTCAGCGATTTGCTTTTGCTTCAGACGTTGACCGTCGATCTGCAGTAGCGCACGGAACGGGGCGGTTTTCTTCAGGGTGATTGAAGCAACGTTATCGGCGTGACCGGGATTATCCAGGGTGCCGATGTTGAACACTGAACGGGCGGTCATGTTGTCGGCGTCAATGAAGCAACGAGCTGGCTCACTGTCGCTGGCGTAACCTTTAGAATAACGTGCGAAGTCGTCAATACTGGTTGTGGTCATTGCGCCACGAAAGCGGAAACGCTCCAGAGAAAATCGCTCGAGGCTTTCAATGCCAGTACCCTCTGGCAGTAATGCGGTCGGGCAAGCCAGGCCATGAATATCATTCAGGTGATAACCGGAAAGAACCAGGTCTTTGACCTGCTTGAAGGTACCGCTGTCTAACTGAGACATAAAAATTCCTTATTAACTGATGATCAAAGTGGTATCAGTGAGTTTGTTGTTGCGGATCACTGAGCCGCTTTAAGCTTTCCATCCACCGCGCCAGTGATCCCGAACAGCTGACCCTGATCTTCCTGCAGGATGGTGAGCTTCCCGCCTTTATTGACCCACATCGGGGTTTCGGTTGTGTCCTCTTCGGAGGCTTTACCACGTGGTGTTGGGGTGCTGTAGTTCAGCTTGTGCTTGATCTTGACGCGCTTCTCTTCAACGGAATTACCCATGCGCTCAAAATCAAAGGTGAGGACTACTTTGCCTTTGTTGCCATTGTTCAGAACGCCAAGCGCGGTGGTATTAAGTGCTGCCGCGATTTTGTTCATGAACACGCCGGCATCCAGTTCGCCAAGAAAATCTGGCACTACGGTCATGCGGTCATTACTCATGGTTTTACCCTCGTTAAGGCGGCTGCAACCGCCGAAATTTCTCCATACACAACAGAGAAGGGCACCTGCATTGGTCGGCGGCTTGCAGAGACCGCTTTCTTTTGCCCGGGTGGATTGGGTTATGAGCCCGTCGCCCGGTGATGCCCTTTTCTGTTGTGCCCTGAAAAAGGCTGGCGGTTACCGGACAAGTGGGAAAACACCGGGCCGCCAGAACAGGGAGTTACTTGTTATTGCTTTGGCCTGCTTTTAACCACATCAGGCGTGGTGGTATCCTTCAAAGTCCCTACAACCCCGAAGGAATCAAAATGATTAATGGAATCGCTCACCTCTTTACGCAGATCAAAAGCAATATTGCTCAACTTCGCGGTATCCAAATCAGTGGCTATGTTGATAGCTCTGAAGTTTCCTGTGTCACAAACCGCGCTGTGCTAATCTGTGCTCTCGACATCATTCTCTATGAGCACCGTAAAAAGTACGGGAATCAACTCAATGGACTTAACGGAAAACAGGCTCTTCACCACAAGTTGCTTCTCAAATACAAATGGCCGCTGTCAGTAATTCGAGATTTAACACTTACTGATGCGCTGCTTGCCCTGCACGATGAAATCCAGTTCTCTGCTCTTCCGGAGCCAGCAAGTGAATATCTCTCGCGCATTACTCACTCAAATTACCCAGTTAACTTCCCTGATTATTTGGACGCTGAATGGGACCCTGAGCTGTCCGAGAAATTTCTAATTGAGATTCAAGGGTAGCTTCAGTGATCATTGAATCCACTTCTTCAAGCCTCCGCACACAGGAGGCTTTATCCATATGTAACTGACGAAGATGCGCCATTGCTTCAACCTTCTTACACAGCCACTGATAAAGCTCTTCGTTGTTCATGCTACCAGCATAAATATGTGGTTCGTTCTCTTTCATCCTTAAACCCCTTGAGAATTTATGTGTTAGCTAATCATCCCGGCCTTCATATGCCCCGGGCGGCTACTTCGTGGGCGTCCTGCCTGTTCGCTATGGAGTAGACAATAAAATTAAATTGCGAATAACGCAAGTATTAAATTGCGATTTGCGCAATATCGAGGCGTAAAAAAACCGCCGTAAAGGCGGTTTCAACATTGATATGTAGTGTCAGGCGTGGCGTTTGAATGATTGAGATTGGCTTATCATTACCTTCCCAAAAATGTAAAAACGGTGTTCGTTTGTCTCATCCACAGACCATTCTCTATATTTTGGGTTATCCGATATCACCAACAACTTATCAGGTATCATCTGTAATCGTTTGACGTAAATTTTATCATCAAAACCAAATACATATATTCCATCACCATCGAATTCATGAATAGAGATATCAACGAAGAGAAGATCACCAGGTTCGATAGTCTCAGCCATACTGTCGCCTCGAACGTTGATTACTTTTACTTGATCTGCCGTTCTTCCGCCGAACATCGCTAGCGCACGTTCATTGTTGTATTCGATTGACCTGATGACATCAATAATATCGCTGCCTTGAATAAAGCCACCACCAGCGCTGGCACTTACATCAAGAATCTCCACTCTAAACACAGATCCATCTCCAGAATGTGGGTTACTACCACTGTGTTCACATACAGTAGTTTTATTTCCGCCTGGAGTAAATAGATCAGCAACGCTAACGCCTAAAGCTTGAGCATATTTGCTAAGTGATTGTTCAGTAAATGACTTCTGTTTGCCGGTTTCTACGCGCGAGATGTTAGCTCCGTCGACACCAACGGCTTCAGCAAGATCAGCGATTTTTAGACCCTTCGCTGTGCGAAGTTCTCTTATGCGGTTTCCTATGTTCATGCGTCTATTACATGTTTTTTTTGCGTGATGTGCAAAGCAACTTGCGCAAGTCGTACGTTCCAATTAATATGCGTATTACGCAATTAAAGGAGGGTATATGCAATCACCGTTACGAATCTTGCGTAAATCGCAAGGTATGACTCTTTCCTGTGTAGCAAAAGGGGTTGATATCGACCCGGGAAATCTAAGTCGGATAGAGCGAGGGCAGCAAATTGCTTCCCTAGATATTGCTGAACGTCTAGTCCGTTTCTTCTCGGGAAAAATCAATGAGCTAGAAATTCTTTACCCACATCGCTATTCGAACTGTACAGGCGCGAGTACAGACATAAAACCACAGGAATAAGGGGTTAACCGTGGGTAACGAACCTATTTGGAAAGTTGAACGCCAGCCAGCCTGGCTGGTGGTAGCGATTAAAAGAACGATTACCGATCTACCTGGTGGTTATGCCGAGGCGGCGGAATGGTTGGGCGTGACAGAGAACGCATTGTTTAACCGCCTTCGTGTCGACGGGGATCAGATCTTCCCTATGGGATGGGCGATGGTATTACAGAAAGCCGCCGGTGTTAGCTACATAGCTGACGCGTTTTCTCGTCAAACAGATAACGGGATCCATATCCCGGGCGCGGCACCAGAAACAGAGAACGAAGAGATTGGCTTAAAGCTGGCTGAGCTGGTGGGAAGGCTTGGTGACCTGGTTAACGCATATCGTCGATACATCGATGATGGTGTGGTTGATAAAGGGGAGTGGGACAGTCTGAACGAAATCGCCTACCAGTTCCGGGTAACGCTTATGACGTTTCTGAACCTGATTTCACGAGTCTATTGCCTTCCAGAAAAGAGTGACGCCCGCGAGTGTGCAGCTCCGGGCGCCTTGGCGAACAACTCTTCGAGTATGGAGAAATAATCCGCATGAGCAATTTAATCGTAAATCCTCACTTACCGCAACTACGAATGATCCCGGTGCCGGGTCTTCCGCTGTTTCGGTATGAATGCAAAGTATCAAATCGCTGGGTGTCATGTAACCACAGCCAGGCTGCCGTAATTGTGGGGGTCTACTATCGGAGGGCAAAACGCCTGTGCGCGAACTTAACCGAAGGTTCAAAGATCACCGCGGAGTGCCAGTCCGTGTTATCCGCTGGGAGCCAGAAACGCAGCGCGTTATCTACCTGCGAGATGGCTATCCACACGAATGCTTCAGCCCACTTGAGCATTTCAGGCAAAAGTTCAGGGAGATAACGGACGATCATGAGCACTAAATTAACCGGCTACGTATGGGATGGTTGCGCAGCGTCGGGCATGAAGTTGTCTAGTGTTGCGATCATGGCTCGCCTTGCTGACTTCAGCAGCGATGAAGGTGTGTGCTGGCCGTCAATTGAAACTATTGCTCGCCAGCTTGGCGCAGGCCCGAGCACTATCAGAACAGCAATCGCAAAGCTTGAAAAAGATGGCTGGCTCACACGTACACAGCGCCGTAATGGTAACCGTAATGCTTCGAACGTGTATCGGCTGAATGTGGCGAAACTTCAGACTGCCGCATTTTCTCAACTGTCAGATTCTGACACGTCAAAATCTGACGCATCAAAATATGACGCCTCAAAAACTGACCCGTCGAAATCTGGCAAAAACGGAGGTTTTGACCCGTCAGAATCTGGCGGGGATCCGTCAGTAAAATCAAAACAAGATCCACAAGTAACTTCAAAACCCTCTTGTCCGGTTGCGGCGCAACCCGACCCTGAGGTTGTGATTACTGATCAGGCCAGACAGGTTTTGTCTTACCTGAATCAGACTACTGGCTCACGCTACCAGGTATGCAGCACGTCGCTGGAGAATATTCGCGCCCGTCTTCGGGAACAATTCACGGTTGATGATCTGTGCCTTGTGGTGGATTACAAAAACGCTGATTGGCGTGATAGCGAGCAGGCTCAATACCTCCGCCCGGCAACTCTGTTTATTCCAAAAAACTTCCCCGGTTACCTGCAAAGCGCGACCAAATGGTCTGCCGCTGGGCGACCTGAACGCGTTAACGGTAAATGGGCGACTAACTCAGCCAGCCGCGCAAACTTCCAAAATGTTGACTACTCACTGCCAGAAAATTCGGGGTTCCGCTCATGATGCCAAATAAATATTGCCAGGCGCTGGCAGCACTGCGCAGCAAACCAGCCCATGAATTGAAAGAGGTTGGCGATCAGTGGCGAACACCAGATCTGCTTTTTTGGGGCATCAATGCGATGTTCGGCCCCCTGACGCTGGATCTGTTTGCTGACGACGATAACGCGAAGTGCCCGGTCTGGTACACCGCCGAAGATAACGCGCTGACGCAGGACTGGTCTGAACGTCTGGCAGAACTGGGCGGCGCAGGTTATGGCAACCCACCGTATAGCCGTTCGCAGTACCACGAGAAACAGGCGATCACTGGTATGACGCACATCATGAAGTACGCAGCAGCCCAGCGCGAGAAGGGCGGTCGCTATGTATTCCTGATAAAAGCCGCGCCGAGTGAAACGTGGTGGCCGGAAGATGCCGATCACATTGTATTCATTCGCGGGCGCATTGGGTTCGATCTGCCTGTGTGGTTTGTACCTGCTGACGAAAAACAGAAGCCCACCAGCGCGTTTTTTGCCGGTGCTATAGCTGTCTTCGATAAGTCCTGGCGCGGCGAGCATTTCAGCTACATCAGCCGTACCGAACTGGAAGAAAAAGGGAAGGCGTTCATGTCGCTGGTCACATTTGCCGCTTGCAAGGCCCAGCAGGCAGAAACAGTACAGCCACCTGCGCCGCTGACATCACCAGAAGTTGAATCGCGTATTTGGCCTCTCGAGGTTGGTCTGGTGTTTAACCAAGTGGAAGGCGTTGATGTATTGAGCGAGGCCCAGCAGAACAAACTGAAAGCCAACATCAATCAACTCTGGCTGGAACGTACGGCCACCAGCGAAATCATTACTGCTGCTTCTGAACTTGTTCGCAATATGCGGGGAGAGGCCGCGTGAAACTGATCCTGCCTTTTCCTCCGAGCGTAAACACTTACTGGCGCGCCCCTAACAAGGGGCCACTGGCCGGTCGTCACCTCATTAGCGCTGATGGCCGTAAATACCAGAGCGCTGCCTGCGTGGCGATCATTGAGCAATTACGACGTCTCCCGAAGCCATCGACTGAACTGGCAGCGGTAGAAATCACTCTGTACCCGCCGGATGCGCGCCGCCGGGATATCGATAATTACAACAAAGCCCTGTTTGACGCGCTGACGCATGCGGGTGTCTGGGAAGACGACAGCCAGATTAAGCGCATGCTGGTGGAATGGGGACCCGTAGTGCCGAAAGGTCGGGTAGAGATAACGATCAGCAGATATGAACCGGCGGGTGCAGCCGCCTGATATGGAGAAAAGTATGAGCCAGTTAATCGTGAATGGTGTAGTAACAATGTCCAGCCGTGATATTGCGGATCTGGTTCAGAGTAAACACAGTGACGTGAAACGCTCGGCTGAGCGTCTTGTTGCTGCGGGAATTTTAACCGCGCCATTGGCGCAGTTCGATTTTGAGCATAACGGTAATGTGTACCAGGAGTATCGTTTTAACAAACGCGACTCTCTGGTGATTGTTGCCAGATTATCACCTGAATTTACCGCCGCGGTCGTCGATCGCTGGCAGGAACTGGAAGAAGGACAGAGTGTCAGTGTTCCCCGCTCATTACCGGAAGCGCTTCGCCTGGCTGCTGATTTAGCCGAGCAGAAAGAGCAACTGACGATCCAGCTGGCAGCCGCGGCGCCAAAAGTGGAGTTTGTTGATCGTTATTGCTCTGCAAAAGGCTCCATGTCATTCCGGCAGGTAGCCAAATTGCTTAACGCAAAAGAAACTGAGTTTCGTCTGTTCCTTATTGAACGCAATATCCTGTATCGACTCGGCGGCACACTTACCCCCATGGCGCAGCACATTTCCGGGGGAAGATTTGAAGTTAAGACGGGAACATCGAGCACATCCAATCACGCATTCAGCCAGACGCGTTTCACTGCCAAGGGAGTACGCTGGATTGGTGGTTTGTGGGCTGAACATATTGCAGGGGGGCAGGCGGCGTGAGGGCTTTGTTAACTCCTGAAGTCGCCCATCGCATGGGGATTGTGTTGTTTCGTCCCGGCGCGGAACTGATGCACCTCTTTATGCGCGGTCGCGTTCTGCTCGAGCCTGAACCAGAAGAAATGGCGTCATTCAGTACAGGAGCTGTTCCCGCCGCCATTCAGCCGCTGGCTGATGATCCGGTAATGCGGCAGGTCTTCGAGAATGATCGGGTTATTCAACGTGCCGGTGGGCTTCCTTCCCTTGAGCAATGGTTGAGTAATCGGTTTGAATGCCAGTGGCCACATTCATCGTGGCACGACAAGAACTTCACAACAATGCGGCACCCACCAGGAAGTATTCGCCTGTGCTGGCATTGCGATCACACTTTGTCGGGGCAGCATACCGAACAGCTTGCAGGTATAGCGGCAGGAAACCTGGTATCCTGGATTCTGGAAGTCATTCGGCGTGATTCTGGTTTTCCCGAGTCGCATATCCTTACGCTTCCGGAACTGTGCTGGTGGATGGTCAGAAACGACCTGGCTGATGTTATTCCGGAAAGCGTTGCGCACAAGGGGCTACGCCTTCCGGATGAGAAGATCCGCTCGGTCATGAGGGAAAGCGACATTGTGCCTTCCGCTTCTGCAGCCAGCATCGTGCAGGAGAAGGCGAAGAAGATCCTCACTCTCTCTGTTGATCCGGAGTCTCCAGAATCTTTCATGCTCAGGCCAAAGCGACGCCGCTGGATAAATGAGACTTACACCCGCTGGGTAAAAACACAACCCTGTGAGTGTTGCCGACGGCCAGCAGATGATCCGCACCATATCGTAGGGCACGGTATGGGTGGTACAGCAACAAAAGCCCATGACCTCTTCGTGATCCCTCTGTGCAGAGAGTGCCACGATGAGCTGCACGCCGATGTACCGGCATTCGAGCAGAAGCATGGTACGCAGCTTGAGCTGCTACTGCGTTTTATGGATCGGGCGCTGGCGATCGGCGTAATTGCGAAAGCTTAAGTGTATGGAGCGCAAAGAAGCATGAATCAGCAAGACCTGAATTTTGTAAGAATAGAATTGCGCCGCGCGCTACCTGACCTCTCTGGGGGAACAAAAGGGCAGCTTGAGGCTTTCAGTGAACACCCACCAGCAGACAAAAATGCCACCCCGCGCCGTGGAATTCATCTCGTCGAACTCGAAGGAGAGAAGGGGCCACGTTTTGTTAACTCGCTTTCCGCGCCACTGTATGTACTGGAAACACGCAGCCGCCGCAGGCCAATGCCGCCGATAAAAGATGCGGAATTTGAGTCCGCGCCGTGGCGTAGGGCTGTGTCCGCGCTTAGTGGATACCAGCAGGCCTGGTTGCGGTACTGCTACGGTTTTGACCTTAGCTATAAGCACCAGGTGATGATGTGTGAATACGTCTGGAAAACTTATCAGAAATGCCTGGGTGATAATTCCCTTCAGGAGCGCGTAGTAAAGAAACTGATAGGTCTGGTATGGCTGGCAGGGCAGGAAATTGCCGCAACCCGAAACAATGAAACCTATAAAGACTACGCTGGTGCGGCACTGGCCCGTATGGTTAGCGTTGACCGTTCAACGTGGTTGCGTGTCTATTCAGGGCACTGGGCTGGGTTAAAGGCTGCTTTTACCCAGCTTGATGAATCTGCGTTGGCAATGGCTCTTGAATACTATGAGGAAGAAGAAGCCCTCAAAGTGGCAGAAATGAGAAGTAAATTTCACTATCTCCTTCAAACGCGCTTGCAAAATGCAACAAAATAAGCCATATTTGAAGCATATTTGATATGTTGCCAAAGTTTTATAAACCCGCCAGTGAGCGGGTTTTTTTGTATCCGCATTTCCTGCGCACCGCCCGCGCATCCATCACGTCGAACCAATCCATTTGAAATGAGCCTTTGAGGAAGTCGGTTAGCGCTGGCGAGCCTCGACGGGCTGATTTCCTGTGCGGCAAAGGTTCATCTCAAAGTAAGGTAAACGCCATGCAATTAGTTGAAATTAAAAAACTCGACCTTGTAACCAGCACTGTCTCTATTGCTGACGGGGTTGGGCGTGATCATGACACCGTCATTAAGTTAGTGGACCGTAACAAGGCTGATCTTGAAGAATTTGGAAGGGTCGGATTTGAAATCCGAACCATTCAAACTGACGGTGGTCTTCAAAAGCGTCGAGTGGCGCTACTGAATGAACAGCAAACCACTCTACTGATCACCTACATGCGTAATAACGATGTTGTCCGCAAGTTCAAAAAGAAACTGGTTGCTGAGTTCTTCCGCATGCGTGGCGCTCTGGCGGGCAAAAAAATGGATCGCAACACCGCCCGTCTGGAATATCGCCCGATGAGCGATGCCATTAAGCATGAGCGTGAAGTGCAGGGTAAAGAAATCAAGCCTTACCACTTCAGCAACGAAGCCGATTTGATTAACCGCATCGCGCTCGGTATGACGGCGGCAAAATTTCGTGTTTACCACGACCTCGACAAAAAAGAGAACATCCGTGACTACCTGACGCCGGAGCAGATCCACTGCGTAACTGAGTTGCAGCGGGCCAATACAGTTTTCATTGGCATGGGCTGGGACTTTGAGCAGCGCAAAGAGGCGCTAAAGGGTGTATTTGATCGCAATCATCGCCAGCCGCTGATTGAAGAACAGCACAGTTTAGCAGCGTAATGAGCGTCACTTCGACACACAGCCTAATCATTGGAACCCTGCCATTCGGCGGGGTTTTTGCTTTTCGCACTCAGTGTAAGTGAAATATAACCATGTGCTTTCAGGGTGAGTTACTATGCAGATTCCTTTCAAAAGTTGTCTGGAGAGTGGCATGGAATTAACATTTAAGGATCTGAAAGAAAAACGCACTAAACTGGTCGAGGCGCAATGGAAGTTACAGGATAAACTTCAGGAGAAGGCGAGCGAACTACTACGAGAGTATTCAGGTTCTCTTGATCTTACATCTCGTGAGTGGACTGGTTCTGACGGAACAAGATGGCCTTATGTGGACATTGGTATTTGGGAGGAGGAGGGGAAGTTCTTTCCTGTCTTAATCCCCCAACTCAATATGGACAGCCGTTACCACTTGAATTTCGTGATTGCAACCACTCTTGATGATTCTCCGCTAACAGGTGGCTACAGGCAGGGCGTAAGCATCTCACTCTGGTATGAGAACTCATCATTTTATGCTGAAGTAGGCTCAGGAGACGACGTCTCCCGTTTTTCTGTCTCATCTCAGCTGGGTGGATTTTATCAGGTATGCAACGCTATTAAGGCGTTAATTAGCTCTTCTATGGATCGCGCCATGCCAGATATTCCAGCGAATTAATAAAGCATAAACATCTTTCAGGGCTATGCAAATGCATGGCCTTTTCTATATCCCGTTGTGAAATGTTCCTGAGGCATGGGTTGTCAGCCAAAGGATCACCGGGAGACACCCGGCACCACGCATCCATTATTGCATAGCAAAAAGGCTCACAACGGTGGAACTTTTAGCAGGGCGAAAAAAAGCCCGCATTGGGTTGCGGGCATAACAGAGAACAAATAGCTAATATTCAAGTTGTCTTTCATCAACTTGTCAGAAGAATTTAACCTTAAGAAAAATTGATGTAAAGACAATATTGATTTCTGGTTACAGGCTGCGCATTTGCGTGGCCTTTTTCGTATTCAGGCTCACGGGAATCATCCGCTACGTGCTTTGTTGATAAATCCAGCCCGTGAAGCCTGACCCTTTTCAAACACACAGCGCCATCCGAATAATCGGAGGTGAGGCTATGACCAGAATGAGCACCATTTACAGCAGACTTTCATATGGAACAGGAACCACGCTGACCGGCTGCGGTGTATCAGCGAAGGCATATGCCGAAACAGCCAAAACAGCAAAAGAGGTGTCCTGGATGTTGGCCGACAGAATTGCAGGGTTAAGCCTGAGCGACTGGGCAATTATTGTCGGTATCGCATGCACCGTTATTACCTGTGCAGTGAACTGGTATTTCCGCTGGAAAGAACGGGAGGATCGTCGCAATGGCTATGCCACAAAAGCTGAGGAATAAGCTGAGCGCAGCGGTCGTTGGTCTGATTCTTGCGGGGGCTTCCGCGCCCGTGATTCTCGATCAGTTTCTGGATGAGAAAGAGGGTAACAGACTGACAGCATATCGCGACGGCGGTGGAATATGGACTATTTGCCGTGGTGCCACGGTGATTGATGGTAAGCCAGTAGTTCATGGAATGAAGCTGTCTGCTGAGAAATGTTCCAAGGTGAACGCCATAGAACGCGACAAGGCGCTGGCGTGGGTTGAGCGAAACATCAAGGTGCCACTGACCGAACCACAGAAGGCTGGGATCGCATCTTTTTGTCCGTATAACATCGGCCCCGGAAAATGTTTCCCATCTACGTTTTATAAGCGAATTAATGCGGGCGACCGTAGAGGTGCCTGTGAAGCGATCCGCTGGTGGATTAAAGACGGTGGCCGCGACTGTCGTTTGACCAAAGGCCAGAAAAGCGGCTGCTACGGACAGGTAGAAAGGCGAGACCAGGAAAGCGCGCTGGCGTGCTGGGGGTTAGACCAGTGAGCCTGCGCTATAGGTTTATTGCCATTTCGCTGCTGACGGCTGTCGCATTCATCGCGGGAAACGTATGGAGTAACCGTGGTTGGGAAAAGAAGTGGGCGGAACGTGATAGCGCGGAATCATCGCAAACAGCGAACGCACAGACCGCAGCCCGCATGATTGAACAAGGGCGTATTATTGCCCGTGATGAGGCTGTAAGAGATGCACAAGCACAAGCCGCTAAATCGGCCGCTACTGCTGCTGGTTTGTCTGCCACTGTTAGCCAGCTGCGCGCCGAAGCAACAAAACTTGCCACCCGCCTGGACGCCGCAAAGCACACCGCAGATCTTGCCGCTGCCGTCAGAAGCAAAACAGCCGGAGCCGACGCCGCAGTGCTCGCCGACATGCTCGGACGCCTTGCAGAAGAAGCTCGATATTATGCTGGACGAGCTGACGAAAGCTACCGCGCTGGAATGACGTGTGAGCGGATTCATGACTCGGTGAGAGAGTCAAATAGCCAACAATGAGCTTCGCAATCAGCAGTCGCCAGATGAAAGAGAATAAGCATGTACTGGCTGTTGAGCATGAGTACATTATGCATCCACATTTGCTAGTTGGATGACAGCAATTGGTTAATAATTGAACGGAATGCGGTATGATAAACCACATTCATTAAAAGGTCAGCCATCATGTCATTCTTCGATTACGCAATGCAGCGTGTTGGGCTTGTAGCCAATATGACTGTCACGTGTCCGATATGTGGACATAAATCTACTCAGTCGACCACGAAAGTACGTCAGCAACAGGTATTACTTTGCCCAAAGTGTAAATCGCTTTTTATCATTCACAGGTAGTCGGTCGCGATACAAATAACCCTAGGCCTCGCAATAGCGGGGCTTTTTAACAACTGAGGTATGCGCATGACAGTAGTTCTTACAGCTACGCAGATTGAAGACCTGGCAGCCTTCGCGAAAGAAGATGGGCAGCCCCAATACACCATCACCACTGGCACGATCCCGGAATTTGAAGCGGATGATGGCGAGATTATCCCTGAATACACAGGGATGATCGCCTACTCAGAGTCACTTGAGCACGGTGTATTGCAACTCGACGATTAGTGGCATTCAGCAGGCATTCATTGAGTGCCTGTGATAATGCTAAATTAGTCCTTCACACATGAAGGAGTTGGCATGAAGATAGACCATGATTATTTAAAAGGACTTCTTGAGGCTTTTGAAGATTCAGGAGAACCGCAAACAAACATAAAACTGTTGCTTGCACAAGGATATGATTATCGAACCCCTGAGTTCTTGTTCCATATGCGCTTGCTTGCAGACAGATATTTAATTTCTCGAACTAATGGTGGTATGGGGTTTGGATTCTCAGAAGCTTCAGATTCAGGTGGATCATGGGCTGTAATGCCCTTGAGGCTTACTGCTGATGGACATGACTTCCTTGAAACCATGAGAAATAAAGAAGTATGGAATACGGTTAAAACCGGTTTTAAAGATGCCAGCATTGGGACTTTGGTTGATGTATCCAAGCGTCTATTTGATGGATATGTTCAAAAGAAAATCGATGGCCTCCTTGAGCAATAATGCCTCACGAACAAAAAAGTAAACATAAAGCCCTGCAAACGCGGGGCTTTTTTTATTGCGCTTCGCACGCGCACATCAAAGAGAGTCTTTCAGTAGTGAGCCTGGGTGATGCCGTTAGGTTGCGTTTACCTCTCGGGCGGCATTGCCGTGCGACAGGCTCACGTCTAAAAGGAAACGTATCATGAGTAACAAAATCATTACGCTGTCTGGCGCTGCTACTGACGTGCTGTATGCACTCTTTTTCCGTGGCGCGTTGCTGTCAGGTGACCTGCCGTCTAAATCTGGTGCCGCTGAATTACGCGAGCTGGGTTTTGCTGAAACCAGACATACAGCAACTGAATACCAGAAAGAAAATCACTTTACCTTTCTGACATCAGAAGGGCAGAAATTTGCCGTTGAACACCTGGTCAATACGCGCTTTGGTAAGCAGCAATATTGCGCTTCGATGATGATTGACGTTGGTCTTGATACCTCTGCCGCACAAAAGACAATCGACGAGCTATACCAGCGCATTGACCGTAACACCCTCGCCTTCGAACTTCTTCACAATGGAGAGTCATTCATCAAGGACGCCACTATCGCCAGTGGTGCTATCCACGGAGCGGCAATCGAAACACCTCATCCGGTGACCAATATCTACAACATCAGCCTTGGTATCCGGAGTGATGAGCCGGTGCGGAATAAGGTAGCCATTAGCACCAATGAAATAAGTATCCATGCAAACGTCGAAGAAGTTCTGCGTAATGCTCTGGCAGCCAACGAAGAAGTTGAGCGCTTGCGCGATGCTATGAAGAACGCTGCTAGCGAAGGTGTACAGCAGGCTTTAGCTGCGGTGGAAAGAGATTTCAGAAGTAACGGTAAACTCCGTCGCCTTCTTGGGGTTTAAATAGCAGGAGGTCATATGCGTCTAACTGTATTAGATGACGATCCCGGCAGGAAGATTAATCTCGGTGTAGAGCGATACGCTGTTTTTCTCGATGGCATTGAGATTAAGCATGTCTTCACTGCTGACGATGAAAAGGGCGAAGTAATCGCTGCTGTTCTCGATGAGCGTGGTTATATGGTAGCAGAGAACGGTGAAGTGAAGCGGCACACGCTTTACGGTTCCGTGAGGATTGAACCATGCCAGCGTTAATCCCTCGCGCATGTCGCAAGCGAGGTTGTCCCGGTACGACTACTGACCGTTCAGGCTACTGTGAGCAGCATCGCAATGAGGGCTGGCAACAGCACCAGCAGGGTAAGAGTCGCCATGAGCGTGGCTACGGCAGTAAGTGGGATATCAAACGAGCCCGTATCCTGAAGCGTGACAACCATCTGTGTCAGAACTGCCTGCGTACTGGACGCGCTGTCGCGGCCACAACCGTTGACCATATCAAGGCTAAGGCTCATGGGGGTACCGATGATGATTCGAACCTTGAAAGCCTGTGCTGGCCTTGCCACCGCTCGAAAACAGGGCGTGAACGCTTCAAATGATAATGATTACCATCAACGGATGTGGAGGGGAGGGGGAGGTCAAATCCCTGTAGCCGGGCGCCAAAAGGACCGCCGCCTAGCCTTTCTTCACATCGCCGCAGGTTAGAAAACTTTTTTTGGGTTCCCCCAGCCGATGATTAATAGGAGTTTTCGATTATGTCAGGACCGCCGAAAACCCCTACCCATCTGCGTTTGGTGAGGGGTAACCCATCCAAACGGCCTATCAACAAAAACGAGCCGCAGCCACCTAAAGGGGTACCCCCAGTTCCCAAGCATTTCGACAAGCAGGGGAAGTACTGGTTTAAGCGGATGGCCGAAGAACTTGATGCCATTGGCGTCATATCTCAGTTGGATGCCAGGGCTCTGGAGTTGCTGGTAGAGGCATATACGGAATACCGCCATCATTGTGAAACGCTGGATCGGGAAGGTTATACCTATGCGGTATACAGCGATGATGATGCTGATGAAGGGAAAGAACGTGAAATTCGAATGATCAAGCCGCATCCGGCAGCCATGATGAAAGCTGATGCCTGGAAGCGACTTCGCGCGATGTTAGCGGAGTTTGGTATGACTCCTTCCAGCAGGTCTAAGGTCAGTAAAGAAAAACCAGACGATGATGATCTGTTAAGTCAATTTCTAAATTCGAGGGACTGATGGCAAAAGTTACTGATGGCATACGTTACGCCGAACGCGTCGTTGCCGGGGACGTTATTGCCTGTGAGTTTGTCCGTCTTTCCTGCCAGCGATTTCTTGATGATCTGAGGCACGGTGAAGAACGTGGCATCTATTTCAGTGAGCCCCGCGCACAGCATATCCTCAATTTTTATAAATTCGTGCCTCATGTTAAAGGAGCACTGGCAGGCCAGCCGATTGAGTTGATGGACTGGCATGTTTTCATTCTGATCAACATCTTCGGTTTTGTTATCCCCCTGGTAAATGAAGAAACAGGCGAAATTGTTCTGCGTAATGATGGCAGTGGTCGTCCGGTGATGGTTCGCAGGTTTCGCACGGCATATAACGAGGTAGCCCGTAAAAACGCCAAGTCGACATTATCCTCTGGCGTTGGTCTCTATATGGCTGGCGCCGATGGTGAGGGCGGGGCAGAGGTTTATTCCGCAGCGACAACGCGGGATCAGGCTCGCATCGTTTTTGAAGATGCGAAAAACATGGTTAAAAAAGCGAAACTCACACTGGGGCGACTGTTTGAATTCAATAAACTGGCGATCTACCAGGAGCAGACAGCATCAAAGTTTGAACCGCTTTCTTCTGATGCCAACAATCTGGATGGTCTCAATATCCATTGTGGCATCGTCGACGAACTTCACGCGCATAAAACCCGTGATGTCTGGGACGTTCTGGAGACTGCAACCGGCGCACGATTGCAGTCTCTTCTGTTTGGCATAACGACAGCGGGTTTTAACAAAGAAGGGATTTGTTACGAGCTGCGCGATTATGCCATTAAGGTGCTGCGTGGTTATAACAGCGAAGTGGAAGGCGCGGTAAAAGACGATACCTTTTTCGCCATCATCTTCACCCTGGATAAAGATGATGATCCGTTTGATGAAACGGTCTGGCAAAAGGCTAACCCCGGACTGGGTATCTGTAAGCGCTGGGATGATCTTCGCCGCCTGGCAAAGAAGGCCAAAGAACAGGTTTCCGCCAGGGTTAACTTTTTCACCAAACACATGAATATCTGGGTGACCGCTGAGTCAGCCTGGATGGACATGATTAAGTGGGAAAAATGTGAGTTTATAGCCCCCCGTCATGAGCTGAAAACCTACCCGATGTGGGCTGGTGTGGATCTGGCCCACAAGATTGATATTTGCGCAGCAGTAAAACTCTGGCGGGCAGACAACGGCCACGCGCATGCAGACTTTAAATTCTGGTTACCCGAAGGGAGGCTGGAAAAATGTTCCGCTCAAATGGCGCAGATGTATCGCAAATGGGCTGAGCTTGGGAAGCTGGAACTGACCGACGGTGATGTTATCGATCATGCGCAGATTAAAGCTGATTTTCTGGAATGGATTAGCGGCGAAAACCTGAAGGAAACCGGGTTCGACCCCTGGAGCGCAACGCAGTTTAGCCTGGCTCTGGCAGAAGAGGGTGTGCCGCTGGTGGAGGTTCCGCAAACGGTCAGAAACTTTTCTGAGTCAATGAAAGAGGTGGAGTCTCTGGTTTACGGTGGGCGTTTTCATCACAGCAATCATCCGGTTATGAACTGGATGATGTCTAACGTTACCGTCAAGCCTGACAAAAACGACAATATCTTTCCGAACAAATCCACGCCAGAAGCGAAAATAGACGGGCCTGCCGCCTTGTTTACCGCAATGAGCCGCATGCTTGTAAACGGCGGCGAACAACAGGACAGCCTCTCTGACCATCTGGAAAGTTACGGCGTCCGTTCATTATAAAGAGGCAGTTATGATCCTGATGATTCTCGCCCCACTGATCGGGGTGATGGGCGCTATTTTGCTTTCGTTTGGTGTATGGATGATTTATCCGCCAGGAGGCTTAATCAGTGCCGGTATGCTTTGCCTTATCTGGTCATGGCTGGTTTCCCGCACGCTTTCGCTGGCCGGGAAAACATTGCGAGGGGGGACTGACTGATGTTTTTCCCCGGAATGTTCAAAAAAAGTGACGCCCCTGTCACTACTCCGGCAGAACTCGCTGAAGCAGTGGGAATGACTTACGACACCTATACAGGGAAAAGGGTAAGCAGCCAGAAAGCCATGCGGCTTACAGCGGTTTTCGGTTGTATCAGGGTTCTTGCTGAGTCGATGGGCATGCTGCCCTGTAACCTGTACAAGATAACCGGAAATAGTAAACAAAAAGCGACTTCCGAAAGGCTGCATAAATTACTGACGATGAAGCCAAATGATTACATGACCCCCCAGGAGTTCTGGGAACTGGTCATTGTGTGTCTTTGTCTTCGCGGTAATTTTTACGCCTACAAAGTTAAAGCGCTTGGCGAGGTGGTGGAGCTTCTTCCCATTGACCCAGGGTGTGTTGAACCAAAGCTTAACAGCCAGTGGCAGCCGGTTTACCAGGTAACATTCCCCGATGGCTCAACAGACGTGCTTGGGCAGGATGATATCTGGCATGTCAGGACGCTTACCTTTGACGGGCTGGTGGGACTGAACCCTATAGCCTATGCAAGAGAAGCAATATCTCTGGGAATGGCAACAGAGGAACATGGGGCGCGGTTGTTCTCAAATGGCGCGGTTACCTCCGGCGTACTCCGCACTGAGCAAACGCTCACTGACGCTGCTTACGCAAGGCTGAAAAAGGATTTTGAGGACCGTCACCTCGGGCTGAGCAACGCGCACCGACCAATGATTCTAGAAATGGGACTGGACTGGAAGTCGATGGCGCTCAATGCGGAAGACAGTCAGTTCCTTGAGACCAGGAAATTCCAGCTGGAGGAAATATGCCGCCTGTTCCGGGTGCCGATGCATATGGTGCAGAACACTGACCGCTCGACGTTTAACAATATTGAAAACCTCGGCATGGGGTTTATCAATTATTCACTCGTTCCGTATATGACCCGCATTGAGCAGCGAATCAACATCGGGCTGGTGAAGGAATCAAAGCAGGGTGTGTACTACGCAAAATTCAATGCCGGCGCATTGCTGCGCGGGGATATGAAGTCGCGATTTGAGGCGTATTCAACAGGAATTAACTGGGGTATTTACTCACCAAATGACTGCCGGGAACTTGAAGAACTTAACCCACGCGCAGGCGGAGATATTTACCTTACGCCAATGAACATGACGACGAAGCCGTCAGACAGCAGCAAGAACAAAACAACCGAGGAACAACATAATGCCGATGACTAAACAGCGGCTGGATATTCCGCTACAGCTAAAGTCTGTCAGCGACAGCGGGGAGTTTGAAGGCTATGGCTCTGTTTTTGGCGTAAAGGACAGCTACGATGATGTTGTTGTGCCAGGCGCTTTTTCGGCCTCCCTTCAGGCATGGAAAGAAAAGAATGCTCTCCCTGCATTACTCTGGCAGCACCGTATGGATGAACCCATCGGTATTTACACTGAGATGAAAGAGGATGAGGTTGGCCTTTATGTTAAAGGCCGGTTACTCATTGATGACGACCCCCTTTCGAAACGCGCACACGCCCACATGAAGGCCGGTTCTTTAACCGGCCTTTCTATTGGTTACATGCTGAAAGACTGGGAGTACGACCGCGTTAAGGGCGTGTTCCTTCTCAAAGAGATTGACCTGTGGGAAGTCAGTCTCGTCACGTTTCCGTCGAACGATGAAGCGCGGGTAAGTGATGTCAAAAGCGCATTTTCCCGCGGAGAAATCCCTTCTCAAAAAAGTATTGAACGAGTCCTGCGCGATGTTGGGCTCTCACGCACCCAGGCTAAAGCATTCATGGCCGGGGGGTATGGCTCACTTTCACAGCGTGATGTTGATGAGGTGAGTACCGCACTGGATGCACTGAAAAACATCAAATTTTAATCAGGAGTTAATTATGTCAGTTGACGTTAAAGACGTAGAGCAGGTCGCGCAGGAACTGCAGGCGAAGTTTGATGCGTTCAAAGAAAAGAACGATAAGCGCCTGGAAGCAGTTGAACAGGAAAAGGGCAAGCTGGCGGGGGAGGTTGAAACCTTAAACGGCAAGTTGTCTGAACTGGATGAGCTTAAATCTGCGCTGGAAGAGGAACTGAAGCAGGTTAAACGTCCAGCCGGTGGTCCTCAGAGCAAAGCCGCAAGCGAACATAAAACCGCTTTCATTGGCTTTATGCGCAAGGGTAAAGATGACGGGCTGCGCGAACTTGAACGCAAAGCTCTGCAGGTCGGTGTGGATGAAGATGGTGGCTATGCCGTGCCGGAAGAGCTGGATCGCACGATCCTTAATCTTCTGAAAGATGAAGTGGTGATGCGCCAGGAGGCGACAACCATCACAGTCGGCGGCGCTAACTATAAAAAACTGGTTAATCTCGGCGGTACGGCTTCCGGCTGGGTTGGTGAAACTGATGCCCGCCCGGAAACCGATGCGTCTAAACTCGGTCAGATTGAGCCGTTCATGGGAGAAATTTACGGTAACCCGCAGGCGACTCAAACCATGCTGGATGATGCCTTTTTCAACGTCGAAGACTGGATCAACAGCGAACTGGCAATTGAGTTTGCAGAGCAGGAAGAAATCGCCTTTACCAGCGGTAACGGGACGAAGAAGCCGAAAGGTTTTCTGGCATACGCTTCCACGCTTGATCCGGACAAGACTCGTGCATTTGGTACTCTCCAGCACATTCTCTCTGGCGCTGCGGCAGGCGTAACGGCTGATGCGATCATCAAACTGGTCTACACGCTGCGTAAAGTGCATCGTAATGGCGCTAAGTTCATGATGAACAACAACAGTCTGTTTGCTATCCGAATCCTGAAAGATTCAGAAGGCAACTACCTGTGGCGTCCTGGTCTGGAACTGGGTCAGCCTTCCTCTCTGGCCGGGTACGGTGTGGCAGAGAACGAACAGATGCCGGATATCGCGGCTGATGCTAAAGCAATTGCATTTGGCAATTTCAAGCGTGGTTACACCATTGTTGACCGCATCGGCACCCGCATTCTTCGTGACCCCTACACCAAAAAACCATTCGTTGGTTTCTACACCACCAAACGAACCGGGGGAATGCTGGTGGATTCTCAGGCCATTAAACTGCTGCAGATCGGCACTGGCGCTTAATTCTCTGGGGCTTCGGCCCCGATTTTTCGAGGTGATTTATGCCTGAATTATTGCGTGAACTTAAGTGGTCCCCAGATGGTTGTATTGTCGAATCCATTCCCGCAGGGGTGTATTCGGACGGTGAGCTACCTGTCCGCGCTGAGGAAATTGCTGCCGAACTAGGCATTATCAAATTTGGTAGTGGCGGTGTTCATGTTCCTGCAGAGCCAGAGCCAGAGCCAGAGCCAGAGCCAGAGCCAGAGCCAGAGCCAGAACCACCGAAAACAAAACGTGGGAAGACCAAATGAAACCGTCTATTGCCGAATTACGGCAGCAATGCCGGATAGACAGCGATGATGTTTCTGAAGATCAGACACTGGCGATATATCTCAGTGCAGCAAAGTCCCATGCTGAGAAAATTGTAAACAGGGCTCTATACGATACGAGCATCCCGGACAGTGACCCTGATGGCATCATCATCAGCGACGATATCAAGCTAGCGTTAATGCTTCTTGTCAGCCACTGGTACGAGAACAGAGAGCCGGTAAATATTGGCAATATTACAAGCACATTGCCGTTTGGTGTTCAGGCTCTCCTGGGGCCGCACCGGAAGCACCCGGGAACATAAGGGGGGTATATGCAGGCAGGTCGATTACGCCATCGCGTTACTATCCTGAACTTTACTTCTTTTCGCGATACGACAGGCCAGCCGGTTGAAGAGTGGCAGGAGGGAAAGATCATATGGGCGGAAGTGCTGGGTATCAGTGGTCGTGAGCAGTTGCAATCAGGAGCAGAAACGGCACAGGCAACAATTCGGGTGTGGATCCGTTTCCGGCGTGATGTGACTGCTGCGTCAAGATTAAAGGTGCTCACAGGACCATTTAAAGGCGCGGTACTGAATATCATCAGTCCCCCCATACCTGACAGTAAAGCCACCAGGCTGGAAATACTCTGTAAAAATGGAGCGGAAAAATGATTGATATCGGTCTGGATTTTTCTGGCCTTGAAGAGATATCCCGCGATCTGGAATTACTGAGTCGCGCCGAAAACAACAAAGTTCTGCGTGATGCCACTCGAGCTGGTGCTGAGGTTCTGAAAGATGAGGTGATAGTAAGAGCGCCTGAACGAACCGGCAAGCTGAAGAAAAACGTTGTGGTGCTGACGCAGCGATCACGTAAACGCGGTGATATTTCATCCGGTGTTCATATTCGTGGTCGAAACATGCGAACGGGTAACAGCGATAATTCAATGAAAGCCTCCGATCGACGTAACGCGTTTTACTGGCGATTTGTCGAAATGGGCACAGTGAATATGCCCCCACATCCTTTTGTCCGTCCTGCGTTTGATACCCGCGAAGAACTGGCGACGCAGGTTGCTATGAAACGCATGAACCAGGCCATTGATGAGGTGCTGAGTAAATGACGGAAGATGACCTTTATCTTTTGCTGAAGCCTCTGGCCGGTGGACAAGTTTATCCTTACGTTGCGCCGCTGGGTAGTGATGGCCAGCCCTCGATATCACCGCCATGGGTTATTTTTTCACTTATTTCTGATGTGACCGCTGATGTTCTTTGTGGGCAGGCCGAATCAGGGATATCGGTCCAGGTGGATGTTTACTCACTGACTCTCAAAGAGGCGCGGAATCTTCGTGATATGGCGCTTCAGGTGGTTAAGCCACTCAATCCCACCAATATAAGCAAAACCCCTGGTTATGAACCAGAGAACCGGTATTACCGGACGACGCTGGAATTTCAGGTCACTGTCTGACAAATCCACTAACTCACAGACCCGCTACGGCGGGTTTTCTATTTTCAGGAGACAAATATGTCCTCACTGTATGAAAAATCGCAGGGTACTAAAATTCAGATCACCTCTGCGCCAGCGACATTGGATACGATTGGCGCCGCAACCTGGCTGGATTTGCACTGTACTATCAAAGAAGTCCAGTTTACTGGTGGTCAGAAGCAGGACATTGATGTCACAACTCTGTGCTCAACCGAGCAGGAAAACATCAACGGCCTGGGCGCTCAGTCAGAAATCTCTATGTCCGGTAACTTTTATGTTAACCCGGCACAGGATGCGCTGCGTGATGCTTACGATAACGACACCACGTATGGTTTTCGGATTGTCTTCCCGTCTGGTATTGGCTTCCAGTTCCTGTCTGAAGTTCGTCAGCACACCTGGTCTTCAGGGACAAACAGCGTGGTGGCTGCAACGTTCTCGTTACGCCTGAAAGGTAAGCCGACGAAAATTGATAACGCGCTGCGCCTGACCACCGACCTGCCTGACACCAAATCTGTTACCTCTGGTGCGGCTTTGTCACTGACGGTCGTAGCTGCCGGGGGAACGGCACCTTATTCCTACGTCTGGAAGAAAGGCGGCAGCGCGGTTAGTGGACAGACGACAGCAACGTTCAACAAGGCAAACGCTGCTGCAGGTGATGCCGGTGATTACGTTTGTGAAGTTACCGATGCCTCCACACCTGCTGGAAAAGTCACCTCAGCAACCTGCGTCGTAACGGTAGCATAATTCATCTTCTTTAATCAGGGATAAAAAATGGCAAAGAGTCTTAAAGAACTGGCGCTGGCTAAAATGTCAGGCTTTCGTCATAAAATCATTACGGTCCCTGAATGGGATGGTGTGAAGGTTGTTCTACGGGAACCTTCTGGCGAAGGTTGGCTACGCTGGCAGGAAATTGCAAAATCTGGCGCAGATGAAGAAGGCGAGGTGTCTGTATCAGAAAAAGCACACCGTAATCTTTGTGCTGACGTGGTGCTGTTCATTGATGTCCTTTGCGATACCAACAAGCAACCGGTATTCAGCGTCGATGAAGAAGACCAGGTTCGTGAAATTTACGGGCCCGTTCACTCACGCCTTCTCAAACAGGCGCTTGACCTCATCAACAGCGCGGACGAAGCGCGGGAAAAGTCGCAACCCCCGGCGTAAAGTTTCTGATGGCGCTTGCGCTCCGCATGGGGCGCACGCTCTCAGAGCTTCGGCAGACCATGACGGCAAGTGAGCTTCTGATGTGGATTGAATTCGACAGACAAAGCCCCATCGGCGATATTCGTGGTGATATTCAGGCAGCTCAGATCGTCTCTGCTATCTACGGCTCACAGGGGGCGAAAGTACCGCTGGACGATGCGATCCTGCGCTGGGGCGGTGATGAACAATCAGCACCGAAGGACCCGTTTGCAGGGCTTGAGGCTGCATTAACAGCAGCAACTCAGTGACATTTATTCAGTAAGATAATAGGATTTACCTCATTGATGATGTTTAGGGGAAGGTCATGGAAATCTTACTTATTTCAATTGTTATTGGTCTAATACCTGCATTGATTGCAAGTAGCAAGGGGCGCTCTTTTTTGGGGTGGTGGATTTATGGGGCTCTGTTATTCATTGTTGCCTTAGTTCACTCTTTAGTTATTAAAAAAGATGTACAGTTTGAAGAAAAAGAGAAGCTGGAATTTGATGGTATGAAAAAATGCCCGTTCTGTGCTGAATTAATAAAAAAAGAAGCCATCAAATGCAAGCATTGTGGTAGTGATTTGTTATCAAGTGATCATCCCACAAAAACCGATGAAGAATATCTTGAGGAAGCCCGACGAAAAGTCTGGGAAAAATAATAATACAAACCGCTTCGGCGGTTTTTTTGTTTCTGGAGAATGAATAATGGCTACCTTGCGAGAACTGATTATTAAAGTATCCGCAAATTCACAATCTTTCCAGACAGAAATTTCTCGCGCTTCACGTATGGGGCAGGATTATTACAAAACCATGCAGAATGGTGGTCGTCAGGCGGCCTCTGCATCAAGAGAGACGCAGAGAGCTCTGGCAGAAGTAACAAACCAACTTAATTCTGCAAAATCCTCTGCGATGGGGCTTGCTGGTGCTTTCGCTGGTGCATACGCCACCGGGCACCTGATATCCCTTGCGGATGAATGGAGTTCGGTTAATGCACGATTGAAACAGGCCTCTCAATCAACTGATGACTTCAACCAGTCACAACGCTCTCTGATGGATATTAGCCAGCGAACAGGAACCACATTTTCAGATAACGCAAACCTGTTTGCTCGCTCAGCTGCATCAATGCGTGAATTCGGCTATAGCTCCGAAGAAGTATTAAATGTTACTGAGGCTATTTCTACCGGATTGAAGCTTTCTGGCGCAAGCACAGCAGAGGCGAGTTCTGTTATTACCCAATTCAGCCAGGCACTATCTCAGGGGGTTTTACGTGGTGAGGAATTTAACTCAGTTAATGAGAATGGCGATCGTGTTATCAGGGCTCTTGCCTCTGGGATGGGGGTCGCTAGAAAAGACTTAAAAGCAATGGCTGATGCAGGTCAACTTACTGCTGACAAGGTTGTTCCGGCATTAATCAGCCAGCTCGGATCACTTCGTGAAGAATACAACGCAATGCCGCAGACTGTATCTGCGGCAACAACAAAAATTGAAAACGCTTTTATGGCATGGGTTGGCGGCGCAAATGAAGCAAGTGGTGTTAGCCGGACATTGACAGGCGCATTAAATGGGATTGCAGATAATATTGATGAAGTTGCAACTGCCGCAGGTGTTCTTGTTGCTGTTGGCGCAGCGCGATGGTTTGGAGACATGGCATCAGGAGCGTTTTCAGCAACATCAGGGTTATTAAATGCAGCAAAGAGTGAGATTGCGCTTGCTGAAGCGCAAGTTAGAGGTACTCAAATATCCACGGCTCGCGCTCGTGCAGCTGTGTATCGGGCACAACAAGCTTTAATTGCTACCAGGGGAACTGATGCTCAGGCAGCAGCGGAGAAAAGGTTATCTGATGCTCAAGCATCATTAACCAGAAATATTTCGGCAAGGACCGCAGCGCAGGAAGCCCTAAATAATGTGACATCATTAGGCTCTCGGTTGATGGGGGGCGCTCTTGGGTTGGTTGGCGGGATTCCTGGTTTGGTTATGCTGGGAGCTGGTGCATGGTACACCATGTATCAGAATCAGGAGCAAGCTCGCCGATCCGCACAAGACTATGCAAATACTATTGATCAGATACGCTCTAAAACAAAAACCATGTCATTACCTGAGGCTTCAGATAATGAAGCCAAGACCAGGCAGGCATTAGACGAGCAAAACCGACTTATTGATGAGCAGGCAAAAAAGGTTAGGCAGTTACGGGAAGAAATTTCCGGTTACCAGCACATGTTGGCTAACCCTGGTCCTACAGTTGCAGGTTACATGGTTAACCATCTTAAGAGCATAGATGATGCTACTCGAGGTCTTTCTGATGCCACTAATGCTTTAGCTATTGAGCAAGAACGCCTGGCACAGATGCAGGCCAAATCGCAGTCTATTCAGGAGGTTCTTGAGGGGGTAGAGCATCGTCGTATTGCGCTTATACGTCAGCAGGCAGCAGAACAGAATTCAGCCTATCAGTCATTATTAATTATGAACGGCCAGCATACAGAGTTTAACCGTCTGCTAGGGTTGGGAAATGCACTGCTTATGTCTCGTCAGGGACTGGTTAACTCTCCGTTAAGATCACCTCAGGCTGACCTTAATACTAAACAGGTGGATGCGATTGAAAAAAGTAGGCGTGAACTTGAATTATCTCGCCGTAAAGGTGAGGAGAGAGAACGCTTACGATTAAGTTATTCTGCTGATGATCTTGGCTTCGCTTCTAATGACCCTCGTTATCAGACCAGCCGTCAGGAGTTAATTAACAATGGCTTAGAAGAGTGGCGGAATAATCAGGCTAACAAGCCGAAAGCAAAAGGTGGAAAAACAGAAGCCGAAAAAACAGCGGATACTTACGACAAACTCATTAAGCAGCAGAAAGAGCAAATCGCTCTGGCTGGTCAGAATACCGAACTGGCAAAACTGAAATATCAGGTTAGTCTGGGTGAACTTACTTCCCTCACGGAAGCGCAAAAACAAACCCTGTTGCAGAATGCCGCGTTGATTGATCAGCAGAAAATCCGCGAACAATTAGCGGCGTATGAAGCCAACCTCGCTGACTCAAACGCCAGCGCGCGAGCATCTAACCAAGCAGAACTTACCGGATATGGACAGGGAAGCCGAATGCGTGAACGGATGCAGGAAATGCTGCGTATCCGGGAAGAGTTTCAGCAAAAGAACGTTGATCTGCAGCGGCAGTACCAGTCAGGTGATATTTCTGAAGATCTATACCGTCAGGAACTTGCACTGAATAAACGTTATCTCGATGAAAGGTTACGAGATCAGGAATCTTACTACTCAGCCTCTGATGCCCAGCGCAGTGACTGGACAACGGGTATGCGTGAAGGTTTTGCGAACTGGGCTGACACTGCTTCTGATTACGCATCTCAGTCCGCTGACCTGGTGAATAACGCAATGTCCGGGCTGGTGGGTAATATTTCTGATGCACTGGCCGGTAATAAGGTTGACTGGGAAGACTGGGCTAGTTCGGTGCTTCAGTCTATGCAGAAAATTATCCTCAATGCGATGCTGGTGGATTCTTTGCGCTCAGCCAGTAACAGCGGTTTTTTCAGTTCGATCGGCGGCATGTTTGGGGCGGGGGCTGGCGCTGCATCTGGCAGCACTCCTTCTGGCGCTTATAACTCTGCCGCATCTGGCATAAAGCTGAATGCAAAAGGTGGTGCATATGCCTCTGAAAGTCTGAGCGCTTACAGCAACAGCATTGTTAACACACCGACATATTTTGCTTTTGCAAAAGGTGCTGGGCTTATGGGGGAGGCGGGGCCGGAAGCCATTATGCCACTGACACGATCAGCTGATGGTTCGTTGGGGGTTCGCATGGTTGGCAGTCAGCCAGCAGCGACTGGTAATGGAGAAATTCACATCACCCAGCATTTCAATATTTCAGGTAATGGAGATGCTGCGCTTCAACAAGCCATGGAAGAGGCGGCAAGAAAAGGAGCTAATGATGGCGCAAAACAGGCTCGTCAGGCAATGCTCGAAGATTTTTCTAATCGTGGACAGGGTAGGCGACTACTTGGTGTATAAGACGGGAGTGAAGTATGGCTGCACTTGAATGGCCCGAAGATGTCTGTCCTGCATCGCTGACCTGGCGACCAGAGAGTAACACCAAAACCTTTCGTTCCCCCTTCAATGGATCATCACAAACCGCACGCTTCCCAGGTACTCGCTGGGTATGTTCCCTGACTTTTAATAACCTTACTGACGAAAAATCCAGGCGTATTGATGCCCTGGTGGCTTCCCTTGATGGCGAATATGGAAGGGTAAAAGTCCGTGACTGGGGGAGAAGTGGCAGAGCGCCTGCTGGTGCGCCCGTTGTTGATGGTGCTAATCAGACAGGAGTCCAGCTTCAGAGTAAGGGCTGGACGCCGGGAACAGTTGTGCTCAGACAGGGCGATTATTTCACTGTTAACGATGAACTGAAGATGGTTACAGCCGACGTGACGAGCGCGGCGAACGGTACCGCAATAATTGTATTTGCCCCGATGATGCGCAGCTCGCCACCTGCTAATGCTGCCATTGAAGTTGCGAAACCCTACGGTATTTTCAAACTGAAGGATAACCAGCAGGGCGCCGGTAACCGTGTGCCGGGTGTTTTTACCAGCTATACCCTGGAACTTGAGGAGGCATTTTAATGCTGTTTTCCCCCTTTTCTGATTCGATGGTGGACTGGTTATCCCGCGACAGGGTGACGGTCGCGATCGCCGCCAATATTCAGTTTGAATCCGGCACCGTCTATGTGCATTCCGGTACCGGTACACTGGTTCTTGGTGGTCATGTCTATTACGGCATGGGGCGCATGGGTTCTGTTGATGATGCCAGTGAAACCAGCACGACCAGCCCGACTCAGGTCAAAATGACCCTCTCAGGTCTGGATATGGCCCTCTTTGCCACCACGCTGAATGAGCGATGTGTGGGTAGAAATGCTGAAATCTATCTGGTGGCCATGGATGATAACGGCGTTGTCCAGGTTGCTGATCTCCTGTTCAAGGGGAAGGTGTCCAGTACGGGGGCGACAGCCGGAGAGACGAACGCCCTGCAATACACCCTCAGTAATATTTTTGAAGACTGGCAACGTCCTTTTCCCGATCGCTATACCGATGAATCGCAACAGGCCGCTTATCCCGGCGATCACATATTCCGTTATGTGGCGCAGATGGCTGAACGTTCAATTTACTGGGGCAATAAAAAAGATGCACCAGGATTTACCTATAAGTGAGGAAGCATGAAGCATCCGGACTGGCATAACAGATTAATCACCGTGATAAGGGCCGCTGAAAAGCGGCCTTTTTTATGGGGTAGTCATGACTGCTGCCTGTTCGCGGCTGACTGTGCTCAGGCCATGTGCGGCGAGGATTTTGCGGCGGCCTGGCGCGGAACCTACGACAGCGAACATGGGGCAAAAAAGGCGATATTGTGCGGTGGCGGCTCGCTTGAAAAGGTGCTGGCCCGGTATCTCGATGAAGTACCGGTGAAGCTGGCGCAGCGTGGTGATGTTGCCGTTGTTGAAAATGCGGGATCGCGGTGTGCCGGGGTGGTGTATTCCGGCGTTGTATGGGTGCCTGGCGAAAATGGTCTTGTCAGTCTGCGGGTTAAGCCGCTGAGTGTCTGGAGGGTGCGTTAATGCCTGCTGCTATTCCTATCATTGCGACCGTCGCTGCAGGTGCTGCCGCCTCATATCAGTATTACGGGATTGCAATGGCTATCACCGTGGCCGCTCAGGTGGCAACTCAGGCACTGACCAAAAAACCATCACTGGATTCATACCGTGACACATCGGAACGTAAACAGGTCCTTCGTGCCGCAGCCAGCGCCAAAACGGTTGTTTATGGTCACACCACGACAGCGGGAACATTGTTCTTTTCAGAAGAAGAGTCGGGGCAACAGGATGACGGTGAAATGCTACACCTGGCTGTTGCTCTGGCAGGTCACTCATTATCAAGTATTGGAACCGTCTGGCTGGGTGACGAACCGATCAGCAGTTTTCCGGAACATGCGTCTTTTGAACTGCATACCAATCGCCAGACCGTAGATCCGTACATGCTGGCAAACTGTCCGTCATGGAAAGAAGACATGATCGGAAAGGGGATCACCTGGCTGCGTGTGTCTCTCAAATTCAGCGCAGAAAAATTCCCGTCAGGCATCCCGAATATCAAGATCGAAAAGTACGGGCGTGCCGTTTATGACCCGCGTACCGGGTTGACGGGTTACAGCAATAACGCGGCGCTGGTTATCCTGGACTATTACCGCAATTACCTGAAAGTGCCCGACACCGATATTCTCTGGGACCAGTTTCAGGAAGCGGCGAACATCTGTGATGAGGATGTGATTACTGGCGGTAATACCGTTGAGAAGCGTTATACGATTAACGGTGAGTTCGATCTCAGTGAAAACAAAGTCAGTATTCTGGAAGGAATGCTGGCGGCATGCGCCGGTGATGTAACGTATACCGCTGGTAAACATGGTCTTCTGGTCGGGGCCTATTATGGTCCTGCGACAGAGGTGATCACTGAAAGCCAGCTGGCAGGTGATATCGAAATCATGCCGGAAGTCTCTCAGGCGGAACGTGTTAACACCATCAAGGGGACATTTGTCGATCCGCAGCAGGGTTATACCGAAGCGGATTTCCCCTCAGTGTCTGTCAGTGAATGGGTGACGGAAGACGGCGTGGAAATATCGCAGGATATGAAACTGAGATTTGTGACATCTGAATTTCAGGCCCAGCGTCTTGCAGACGTGAAGTTAAAGCGCACCCGCATCGCCAGAACCATGAACGTTACGTTAAACCTGAGCGGGTACCGTTACCGCCCGGGAATGTATGTGAAGGTGAATTTCCCGTCTATCGGTATCGTGAATGTTGAGATGCGGGTAACTGACTGGAAGTTCGGTGTTCAGAATGGCGTGCAACTGACACTGAAGCAGGAAACCGCAGATGTCTGGGGCGACGCCGTTGGCAAACCGATTGAGCGACCGCCGTTCACTCAGTTGCCATCCGGCGGAGTGGCGCAGCCGCAGAACCTGAAATACACCGTGGAGGAAATCGGTCAGGTTGTACAGGGAATTTTGTCCTGGCAGAACATCGGGCAGGTTGTCTATAACAAAGTGATCATTCGCCGTAATGGTCAGATGGTCATGTCCGTCCAGGTTCCGGGGACGTTCACGCGTCTTACCGGGTTACCGAAAAATACCTACACAGCCCACGTTATTGCTGTAAACCAGATGGGGGCAGAGTCGCCAGAAGGGTATCTGGAATTCAGCATTGAAGCCCCGCCAGCACCTTCCCATGTTGATATTGAGCAGGGCTTCTTTTCCGTCACGCTGATCCCGCGTCTGGCGGCAATTACTAATGTTTCCACACAGTTCGATTTCTGGACGTCAGGTGAAACGAAACTGCCAAATACCTCAACAGCAACCGTGGAAGGGAATGCCAGCCGCGAGGGGATGGGAACGACCTGGACCAGCAATCAGCTACAGGTTGGACATACCTACTACTGGTACATCAGAACGGTTAACGCCTTTGGTGCATCCGGGTTTATCGAAGTTCCGGCGTTGTGCTCTATGGACACAGGCGGGCTGATTGACATCATTGATGACCAGATTCAGAACTCTGATGCCTTTCAGAATATTAAGGATGGGGTTGATACTAACCTGGAAGGCATTATGGAAAATGCGCTGGCGAACCATGGAACCGTTGAGCATCAGTATCAACAATATGGTGAGGTACGCGCTGATATTCTGGTCGTAAAAACCACGGTGGCTACTGCTGAGCAGGGGCTCGCTGACTTATCCACTTATGTCCAGGCTCAAATAGGACCTGATGGCAGTCTGACCTCTGCGGTAAACCAGAAAATGACTGCGGTGGTGAACAGCGACGGAACAGCCAAAGCCTCCTACACGCTGAACATGGGTATCGTAAGAAATGGTGTTAAATACAACACGGGTTTCGGTATGTCCATCGAACCTGATGGAAACAGCTATAAATCCACGGTTGTATTTGCCGCCGATCAGTTCGGTATTTATTCCGGTAACAATCCAGGTAACTGGCAGGCTGCATTTTTCGTCTATAACGGGCAGGTATTTATTCGCAGCGCATTAATTCAGGAAGCATCCATCGATTTTGCGAAAATTACCGACTCACTTCAGTCTGCGAACTTCGTCCCCGGTGGTGGTGGACGTGGATGGAATTTACCGAAATCTGGTAGCCCAGAATTCCATGGGAAACTCTATGCTGACAGTGGTGAATTTGCATTTAACGGAGTGAATAACGTTACTCGCATTGACGGCAATGGGATCACTGTAAATCTCTCTGGCGGTGGCAGGGTTGTCGTCGGGAGGTGGTCATAATGCCGGAAGGGATATTAATCGACTATAACGATGGACGTCCGGTAATGGCAATTACTGCAGGGCTGCGAGCCCCCAGTTTTTGCACAACCTTCTCGGGCTGGTCATCCCAGTCAATGCAGTACCCGGTCAATACGCCACTTGTTCCCGGTTCACAGGTCATCGTGGTGCCCACCAATCCCATTTACATCTATTCCTTTGCTGAATTTGATGTGGCCATTATGACGGGGGTCACCCGAAACGGGGACTCCGGGGTCATCATTGGTGCAGAAACCATCGGGGGTAAGGCCCTCACACCGGACTGGTCTGGTTATGTCATGGAGCTGCTGCCAGCAGCCACTTATAACGAAGGATTACTGGTTTCGAACTCGACTGACTTCACCGCCATATCCAACCAGGCCGCGCTGATGACCTGCGCTTATTCCGGGCGCATTACGGTTAACGGCAGCGCTCCGCTTCCGGTGGGCGGTATTCCTTTTGGTAAATGGGATAACCCAAATGTGTCGGTGGGGTTTGATGGCGGCAACATCATCGTTCGCGATATTTCCTACACAGGGCGGGACGACGTGGCCGGAACGGCGACGATTGACCTGGTGATATTCAATCAGACAGCACCAGTCGGCGGCGACGGTATCACGATGACCAACGCAGCAGGCCAGGTCACGTTCTCCACGCTGAAACGCCCCTTTGTATATGACCGACAAATCCAGATTACCGATGCCTTTCAGGATATTGGCGGCGGGTTTTGCCAGATAGTCTATACCGGCGTTCAGGTACGTATGCTCAGCGGATGGGGAAATATCAGAACTAAAGGCGTGGTCATGTCAGGCGGTAGCGTCAGGTCAGCCTACAACAAAGTATTTGCGGACCGCAATTCTGGCGCATGGGATATGACCCGAAACAGAAATATCGCCATGCCCATTCTTATTCTTCCGAATATGTACTGAGGAAAAACTATGTCAGCAGGAACCTTAACCCTAACGAATAACTCTGCTGCGGTCGCAGGCAGCGGGACCGCGTTTACTACTGAGGTGGCGGCAGGAGATTTTATTGTTGTTACTGTCGGTGGTATTCCCTATACGCTCCCGGTTAAGTCCGTGGAAAGTGGTACAGGGCTGACTTTGGTTAGCAATTTCACTGGACCAACACAATCCGGCGCGGCCTGGTCTGCCGTTCCCCGCGTGGCGCTGAATATGGTTACCGCGGCGCTGGTAACCCAAAGTGCTGAAGCACTTCGTGGCCTGAACTACGACAAGCAAAACTGGCAGCAGGTATTCAGTGGTACGGGAAATATCACAGTAAAACTGCCGGATGGAAGTTCATATACAGGACCATCATGGAAATATCTGTCTGACAATATGGCTACAAAGTCGGACGGGGCTGTACCTGTTGATCAGGGCGGCACCGGTTCTACCACTGCATCTGGCGCTCGCTCAAACCTCGATTTAGGAGATAGCGCCACTAGGAACGTTGGCACGACAGTGGGAACGGTTGCAGGTGGTGATGATTCGCGTCTGAACACCATAAATGGTAAAACCGGCGGTCAAATTAATAGTGGTGTGAATCTGGCATGGGGAACGGATGGCGTTTTCTCTCACTCTCTGGGGTTTGATGTAATCCCCGGACAGGAAGCGGCCAGACTCCGTGGGTCACGTGCTGATTTTACCGATGGTACTAACCGTGTGATCCTGAACCTTGATTCCGTTGGGAACAGGCGTACCGTGTTTTACGCCAACGGAGGCATTTTATGCCAGCCCGGTATTTATGGTGGTCCGCAAATGTACTCAACCTTCCTTAATTTCGTTGGCGGGCCTGTAGATTTATGGGTTGATAATTCGCGAATGGGGGCACTCCAGCTAACAACCACATCCGACATACATCTTAAAAAAGAAATAAAATATCTCTCGGATAAAAACGTGATGGGTGAGTTGTCCGCAGCTACCACAGCACTGAATGAAGTTATGGAGTGGAAGCCCGCGACGTTCAGGTTTAAGAAGCGAGGTATTATTCCTGAGAGCGAAACGAAGCTTGGATTTATCGCAAATGACCTGGTGGTGACGTCCCCGGAGTGTGTGAAGGGAAAAGGTCTGGAAGATGGATATGATGAGAATGATACTACCGACGCATATTCTCTGGATGAGACAGCAATGATTGCCAAACTGACGTTATCAATTCAGGCATTACAGAAACAAATTACTGAACTTCAGAACAGCAGTGTGTGATGCCTTTCTTGTGATATGAATTGCCGCAGTCACGTCGTATGCAAGAGCGGGCGGCGGCGAACTGGCGAACGTTCGATAGTGCGAGTATTGAATGATTGCCAGTCGCAGCGGATTGTACTTAAGCAATATGACGGTTCAGGGCGTTTAATCTGAAACCAGCCGCATATCAGCCTCTTCAAACATTTCCTGAACAGTACGGCTAATCTGTTCCTTCTCGTGCTTGCTGGTGTCAGTGTTGATCGCCGGCAGTGTCATCAT